TTCAGGAGTTTCACAAGGAACTTCCTCCGTTTTTGTGGTGGATGTAGTGGTGGTTTCAGGTTCAGTTAATGTTGCATCATTAACAATCCCCGTATCAGTAGTTGTTGTGTCTGTTGCAGGAGTTTCATCTGTTTCAACAACTTGTACTTTCTTAACAGCATCTAACTCTTGAGGTTTTTCACCAAAACGCTCAATAAGTTTTTCATTACGATAAACAATATCCTCCATAACCGTAGAATGTACAGTTAACATATTAACCGTGTCTGGATTATAATCTGTAATCTGAACACTATCTTGTTGTATATTCACACCAGATTGTAATGTAACTTCAAAATAAGTTGTTACTCCATCTGTATCTGTAAATCCTTGCAATGCTCCTTTTGCAGGAGGTTTGATTTTATGAATATACATTTTGTTATCTCTAATATAACATTCTGCTTCAGCATCCCAATAAGCGAGCACTTCTTTAATAGCATCTTTAATAGTTGAAGCAGAACCTCCCTCATTTGAGTCATCTCCGCTTTTACCACAAGTACCATTAGCTATCTTTTGCCCTAAATCTTCTGCAGACTTATCACTACAACAAACACTCACATATTGGGAGTATTTTTCACAGAATGTATAAATTGTATGCCCCTCATAATATGATGGCATCCAGCTACGGAAGAAATTACAGTCATGTTCACGAACAAGTTTTTCTGTACGAGCTGCTTGTTCTTTCACATGAGGATTACTTGTCCATCCAGCATAACCAAATATGGCATGTGCATAATTTGTTTTTCCTTCAACACTTTTTACAAATGATGCTAATGTACAACCTGCAGCTCCACCACCTACAATAAAAACAATAGTGTCTCCACTACCTTTACTGTTTCTTAATGCTTCCTTGTTAGGACCTATTCCACCATCTACAGCATTTTTTCCTTTGGATTTAAGAGCAGAGATTACTGCATTGATGTAAGATTGTTCTTTTTTATCTATCTTATCACTACAAACATAATAAGTCATATTCTTACACACCTTTCTTTAGAAGTTAATACTCTCTGATTCCGCCCCATCTTTTGCAAATCCACTTGCAACAGTACCCATACCTCTACTATATCCGAGAGGGTCAAACATTACTCTTTGCCCATCAATATATACTACTGTATAAACATGCCCCGTTACATGGATATAATTTGCTTTTAAACCAGCACATCTTAAAATAACAACTGATAAATGCGCATGGTCACAACAATTAAAAATTCGTGTTCCCATATTTGCTTTAGCAGTACTGTAAATGTTTTGTTCGTTGTAATGGCTGTTTTCATACCTTTTATAAGGGAAATTACTGTTAATCCAATTGTAAATTGATTCTGCTTTTGCTCTTTGTCCTTTTTTACCTTTTGTTAATTGTTTAGCAAACTTACAAGCATCTGCAGGTAAATTACTGTTATCAACACTACTACTTTCTCCATCAGATGAAACATTACTATAATCAATAACTTGATCATCCAAACCTGTGGCATCAACTACAGGTTCTAAACCTGCTGTTTTAATCATTTCTTTTAAGATTTCAGATATTTTCATTTGATTAAAATTAAATTCATACTTCTGTTCTAATAATTTACTCATTCCAGAAATCTTCAAACTCATTCCATTTTCATTAAAAGACTCATCAGTAATAAAACCAGTTAAATTAGGTCGTATAGGTTTATTAAAAGTACGATGTTTACCTAAACTTTCAGCACCTGCATACAAACTTAACCTTACACCTTTATAAAAACGATTTAAATCTTTAATTTCAGGTATGTTAATACTTGCTGAAGTATTAATATCTTCATAATCCAACTCCCATTCAACATGAGTGAATTCCCCATAGTAATATGTTTCTATGATTTTTCCTTGATGTAATGAAAATCCTTTTGTGAAATTATCATCTTCATCATCGTTAGAAGTATTTTCTAATGTTTCTTTTGTTTCATTATCTGTTTTTTCATCAGAACCATTTAAAGGAATGTACTGTTCCCAGTTTTCTTCATCCGTCTTATACACTTCCAACAATACACGATATATTCTGTATTGTTCTACTTCTGTGAAATGATTAATTACCAAGAAAAATACACTCCATTATTTTTTGTTTTTGGCTTCACGAGCAATACGATCCGCTTCAGATTCCAACTTATCTTCAGGTATTATGAAAGTATCATTAGGTATCATACTTTCACCAGTAGGTATTTCTTTAACTGTGATTTCTAATTCAAGATGGTTAGGTGATGCTTCACTTGCAGTTTTCTGTATATGTACTTCAGCATCAAATTTACCTCCCATATAAGGACTTATTACCTCACATGGTTTGCTTACCATGTTTTGGAAGATTGTGTCGTAGGTTTCAGGGTGTCCGTCAGGAATATAAATTGTTGTGGTGAAACTAAATTCTCTTACAACATATTTTCCTCTTGTTACTTTTTCAGTTCCTCCAAGAATGGATTGTCTGTTTAATTCTCTACGATTATATGATTCTTGAGGAGTTATTTCTTCAGGGTAGAATGGGTATCCATCTATTTCAATACTTGCTTCTGCCCCTTCACGAAGGTCACTATACATTCCCATACTATTTATGCCCCTATTCCTTTTATGTTAATATTTGTTACAGCATCTAATCCTTCAAGTGCATTAATCATGATTTGCTTACTTTCACGTGTAGTTAAGTTCCTTGCATCTAATTGTACTGCACCTTCATGAATATGTAATTCAACATTCTGTGTACTTTTACCCCATTGTGCAGTTGAAGTTAATGTTCTCATTCCATGTAATTGTTCAAGATTATAATCAGTAGGAACACTTCCTAAACCAACATTTAAACTTGGATTGCCAAAACCAGTTACAATATTTTGCCCTAATCTTTTAGCACTTGCCACAACATTTTTACCTTCTGATACTATGAAATCATTAATATAATTCATTTCATCATAAGTAGCCCATGCCATAGCCCCAGGTGAACCTGTTTCAATACCTCTTTTAAATTCAGCTACAACATCTTGTGCTCCATTACGGGCTGCAGTTTTAGCTGCACTTATCCCATTGTTTACGGCTTGTGTTACATAACTCATTTCTTGTTTCATTGCTTGAGCCATTTTCAAGTTTTGTTTGAATCCTTGTGTTACTGCTCGACCTACTTTTGCCCCTCCACTTCTTCCAGTTCCTACGGCACTGTTTGTTGCTGAGGCTACACGAGCGATAGTGATGCTGGATAATGGTGCTAATCCAGTATTCACACCATTTACAATTGATAATCCTATGTTTGCTCCTGCACTATAGAATCCTCCACTCATTGCATATAAAGTGGTTTTTAATTGATTTAAAGCATTTGTAACACTTGTCAACAATGCTCCAATACCCCCATTTAATGTTGTTCCTGCAAGACTGTTTAACTGCATTATCGCAGTTTTAATCGCAGTTACGGCTAACATGATATTCGCAGAAGTGGCAGTTACTACTGGTATGGTATTTAGGTTAGTTGCTGCAGTTGCTACTTGTCTTGCACTTGTACTTACACGATTTAAGGTTTCACCAATATTTTCAGGTATTGTACTGATACCTGCTAAACTTGCAATATGTGTTGCTGCATTACTTATTGCATATCTTGCTTGTGCAACTTTAGTATTAATTGCTCCTGCGTTTACTTCACTATTTGCAATACTTGTTAATGGTTTTAAAGTGTTAATCAAAGTTGCAGCTGTACTGCCTACTTTAGATAATTTTGTAGGAATATCATCAGGTATTGTGCTAATGCCGGATAAACTTGCGAGATGTATTGCACTATTACTTATCGCATATCTTGCTTGTGCAACTTTACTTGCAATACTTGCACTATTCACATTCATATTCTGAATATTTGTTAAAGGTTTTAATGTATTGATTACAGTTGCAGTTGTACTTCCTATTTTGGACAATTTTGTTTTAATACCATCAGGAATATCAGGTAAATCATTTAAACCTTGTAATTGTTTTGCAGCATCAGTTAAAGCAGATTTAGCTGCACGAATACTTTCACCAAGTTGTAATTTTTTAAGGATTGTTCCTAATGCACCATTATCTCCACCCATACTGCTTGATAAACTGTTTAAACTTTTCAATGAATCGGCAACATTTTTAATTCCATCTGAAACTTTTTTAAGTTTCTCACCTGCGGATTGGTCAATATCAGGCAGGCTACTGAATTGGTTAATAACTGGTGCTGCTTTAATGATTTCATCTTTAGCATCTTCCAAGTGACTTGTGATTGTTCCAAATGCTCCTCCAAGGTTTACAATGTTTCCCATGTTAATGTCCCAATTAACATCAGATAATGCTCCCATTGCTTTTCCTACATTTGCTAAAGATGATGTTACAGCTTCTAATTTGCTTGCCACACCATCATCAATAGTGTCCAAGTCACTCATACTGTTGATTTGTTTAGCTGATTCTGTTAATTCTTTTTTAGCTATTGCAAGGTTCTGTGATAATGTTCCTAAATAACCATTTAAGGTTAGTACACTTCCTGCTAATACTGATACTCCAACACTTTCAAGACTCCACATTGCTTTAGCAACTGCTCCAAGACTTGTGCTTAATGCTTGAAGATTACTTGGAACATTTTCAGGAATAGTTATGTCTGCGAATCCTTTAACCAATGTTGCAGTTTTCTTCAACTCATCAACAGCAACTTTAATTGGATCGTTGAATAGCATTATTGCAGATATTCCTTGGTAAACCATTGTTAACCATGAAGTTGCTACTACTGCCGCCATCGCTTTACATAATTCCCATATTGCAACACCTATTTGTTTCAAACCATTAATATCCCCACTTAAATCCAATTTATCGAAGTTTAATGCTTTAAATACTTCTGCTAATGCTCTGATAAAGATTAATGCTTCTGCAGCTAATGCAACAACTACTGGAATCATTATTGCCACTACTGCTGCAATAGTTAATAATGGTGCTAACATTGAGGATATGCTTGCTCCCAATCCTGATAATCCTGCACTTGCTACTGTTGCTTCAGTTGCTCCGGCCGCAGCTTCTGCACCAACTCCCGCCGGTATCATACCTGCAACTTCACCCAAACCTTCCATTGCTTGTCCAGATTTTTTCATGCCTTTACTTTTATCTGCTACAATATCAACACCATCAATAGCAGTATCTAATGCATCTGAAATTTCTTCCTGACTTTTAGAATAATTTTTTATCTTATTAACAATGCTGGAATCCCAACCATCACTAAATTGGCCTTTTATCCCTTCAGGACTTTTAAACAAATCTTTTGAGTATACTTTGTTGGAAGTGTTTTGTACTTTGTTTCCTAATTCTCCATTTTTTTCCAAATCCTTTAATAAGGTTCCTGCTTCTTCACGATATTTATCGTTATCCTTTTTCAATGCATCAAATGCACTTAATCCTGCTTCCGCACCTGTGGCTCCGATACTGGCTTTACTTTCTGTTACTCCACCAGCCACTTGTGCTCCTCCTGCAGCAATATCTGACACATTACTAACAGTATTGGTTGCATCAGCAACACCTTCAACAGCTGCTTCTGTTCCTTTAACTGCAGATGTCACAGACTTCCAAACACTTTTAAGCTTTCCAACACCTTCTTGTAAATTTTTAACACCATTAGCCATATTAGTAATGGTTTGACCCCATGTACTTGCAGTATCAACCACAGCAGTAGCTCCAAGCATACCTGCGAACAAACCTCCACCAGTAGCTTTGTTCAAATCAATTAATGCTCTTTTAGCATCTTTAATTCCAGGTAGGAATTCATTACCTAATTTTTTACCAGCACTACTGAACTGTTTCTCCAATTGCTTGTCTAAACCTTCATTAGTTTCCATTAACTCTTTAGTATCACCAGTTAATTGTTGTACTGCTGCCATATAACCTTCAATATCGTTTTCATCACCATCCCATAAACCAGTACTTTTTAAAGCATCCACAGTGATTCCATATTGGTCAAGACTTGCACAAGCTCCTTTAATACCTTTACTTAAATCCATCATTGCGGTTTCTGCTAACTCAGTACTTCCAGTTTGTGCTAAAACTTTTGCACCAAAACCAGCCATTGCTTCTGTAGCATCATAAATCTGTTGGTCTGTTGCACCTGTCGCGGTTTTGAAAGCATTCATTGCAGGAATTAAACTTTGCATACTAACAAGACTACTGTTAGTAACATCATCAACATGCTGATTTAATTTACTTGCAGCCTCACTCGTACTACTCATCATTTTCAATAGTACACTATTTGTTTCTGCTTTACTACTTGTTCCGAAGATGTTGTCCATTGCGGTTTTCCCACCATTTACTTTAGACACCATACTGTCTAAACCAGAACTTACTTGTAGTAAACCAGAGTTAATATCGTTTCCTGCAGTTAAAGCACGACTACCCATGCTTTGAACATTTTTATCTATATTTTTTGCAACATTACTTACTTCATCTTTCCCAAAAAATGTTAGCATTATTTCTTCAGCAGTAGCCATACTTTTTTTACCACCTATTATTTTTTCTTCTTTGCTTGTTTAATTCTCTGATTTGCTCTTGCTCGTGTCTTATTTCCATACCATACTTCCGCATTAACATCATAATATCTAAATCATTCCTTTTATAAATCACTTCACTGATAGGAATGCTTAAATGTTTACTAACACGGAAATAAACTTCACCGATAAAACTATCTAACAGGTGGAAATAATTCTTCCGTGAAAGTATCATTTAATTTTAACCTGCCACGGACTTCATGGAATAAACTTGTTTTAGTATCTAAATCTATTTGCTCCCAGAATTGGAGGTTTTCTTCGAAAGTTTTTTCGGGATCATCTACGAATTCCATACGGTCTGCGAGAAATTCATTGATGATTTTTAAATTGTTATCTAAATCATAAGCTTTTTCCATGATTTTATCTGATAATGCCTGATACATTTTATGTTCTTCAGGACTCATTGGTTGTTTTGTTTCTGCTTTTGCGATTAATTTTTTCTCATCACGGTTTAAATCACGGAATAATCCCATTTGTGTACCCATTCCTTCAAGGTATTGTTTGTCAGTGTAAGGTTTTATCCTCATTTGTAATAGGAATCTTTGACCGTTTATATAGTAATTCATGTCTATACGATATTGTGATTTGTCATGTATTAATTCAAGTAGTTGTGATTGTGTTTTCACGATTTGTTGTGTTGCTTCAATGTTTTGTTCCGCTACTTCCGTGTTGTATTTTTTGAAGTATGGTCTGTAATCGTGTAATAATTGTTTTAATTCTTTTTGTTCTTGTTCGGTTAATGTTTCATGATTAACACATTTATCCACTAATATTTGCTCGTGTTCTGTTAAATAATCATAAGGTAATTCTTTGCATTCGTTTGGGAATTTAACATCCCATAAAAATTTGGTTGTTTGTTCACTAACCATGATAAATCTCCTTTTTTTCTCAAATTTTTTTTATGAAATTGTTATGTTTAGGAATCGAACCTATATTAAATACACCCGTACCATAACTAAAAAAAAATATGGATAAGAATTATTTCTTATCCTTAACACTTAATGCCACACCAGATACATCAATACTCATCCCTTCATCTTCCTGTGTAGGTGTGCAGGAATCAATACGACAATGTAACAAGGTGAACAATTCTTTATAATCCCCATCATCATTAAAATTAAAAACTCCAATAGGGAAGTTTCTCCTGTTTCTTTGATAATCCCTCAACATACTGAAGAATTCAGGGGAAACACCATTAGCTTCCCATTTATACTCGTTTTTACCTCCTTTGTAACCTACAGGGTCACGACTGTTAGTGGCTGAACGAGTTTCAGATTCACTACTGAATTCCACATTAAAATCTTCACAAACAATAACCTCTTTATCTAATCTTAATTCACCAAGGTCATATGTGTTATCATCAGGATTTACTGTTATACTCATACTTAATTACCTCCTACGGTTGCGTTAGGTGATTCAATGTACATGCTAAAACCAATAAGTAAAGTACTGTTTACAGGTACTGCTACACCTTCACATTTAAGGTCATATGGGTTGATTTCAGATTCAACTACTTTAATTTCCGTACCATTCATCATATACCCATCACTTATCTTCCTATCAACTATCACATCAATATCTGATTGAAGATAGCTGAGATTAGTTTCAGTTTCATTTCTTTTAAGTTGCACATATAATGCATCATAAACTTCTCTTACAAGTTGATCAACATTTCTACGTGCATGAATCAATGAATCATTAGGACGATTATCTGGAGTAGTTGCAAAAGCTGTGGACACTGCAAGGTTAATTCTTGGGTGTATTTCAGATGCTGCTAATTCATCATTGATAAAAGTGATTCCTGCGGCTTGTAACTCATCACATTCTTCACGAGTTCTATTACTATATTTTCCAGGAGTGACAGTTCTAAAATCAGTGTATCCTGGTTCTTCATAATATGGGGTGATGCAAACTTTAGCTACATTTTTCCCAAAATCTTCAGCAGGCATTAATACGGCCCTAGTATTTTGAATGTAGTTTTCTTGACTATCATCAGTATATATTTTTAATTCTTCATCATTTGCACCAATAACTGTGAAATATGCTATTCTTGGGTTTCCATGTTCTGAATCTTGTTTAATGAGTTCTATTGCAGAATTCATAATACTGATTATGTCTTTTGCAGTATCTTCTTTTTTGAAACCAACATAAGATTCTACTTGTATTTCTCTTTTCTTTTTAGCTTCATTCATTGCATCTAACCAAGGTTTTGGTGTGCTTACTTCTGCAGCTCCCAAATCAATAATGTAAATATATGGTACAGTTATATCATCACTATTGGATTTTTTTATTTCTTTAAAAAAGTCATTGACTGTAATTAATAATTGATTGTTTTCTAAGTCAGTACCAATACCTCCATTTTCTACAGTTTTGTAGACCTGTTGGAAGTTTTTAAATTTCTGTATACCAGTTTTAGGTGTGGCATTACCAGTTATTCCAATGAAACATGGTATTTCTGCACCTACTCCAGATAATATTGGGTTACTGTCAGATTCAAAGTATCTTACTTTTGGAGTTTCATTTATGCTCATAGTTTCTATTCTCCAATATAATTTTTAATTATTTTATTCAATTCATCAGTGGTGATTGATGGTTTAATGTTTTCAACACCATAGATAGTTTCTTCTTGTTTGTACTGATTGTATAATCCTGCTTGAGTTAAAGCACCCATAATAATATAATTACGGGTTGGATTTTTTTGTACTGCTTCGTACAAGATTTCTTTAGGTGTAGCAGTACTAGTTTTATTATTTTTATTTTTTGATTCGTTTTTAATTGTCATAATAATTCCTCATCAATTTCTAATTGAGTATATACTTCTCCACCAATCTTATAATAAGAATAGTAATTCATTTTTAACTTTAAAATTGAACGTAATACTGGTTCATGAATGTTTAATTCATCTAAATCCGTTATACTGTTGATGGAAAAAGTGTTTTTAATAATATGATAATGCTTAAAAAAAGAAGTGTAAATATCAAGATTAGGACATTGGTTTTTATGTGCTCTATGCTTATTTTCAGTTAATGCTCTACAAGTATCATTTAAAACCTCACAAGATTTATCCTGCATATTATAATTTTTGCAAGTTGAATAATGATTAGCTTCAGCTTGCAATATCCTGTTTTGTACTTGTTGTATAATGCTAATTCTTTGTTTATTTGAGTTACACCAAATATTAATCCACACATCTGTTTGATATTGTTTCTGGATATGTTGAATGTTGTCTATTTCAACATATCTTCTTTTAACAAATGTTTCATCAGCTGTTTGTATGGTGATGCATGGTGTGGAATCTATTTCAGCATAACCTTTTATTATAGGTACAATCGACTCATA